CAAGCAAACTGCTGTTTTTTGCTGCTTTACCCTTGACAATCATCCCTTCTGGAGAGTTGTCTTTACGCAAAATGATTGGTAGCCGTGCCTGATTGCCAGCAATGGCATCAATGCAGCGCGCTACCCACGTAACCTTCTGCATACCCTCGCGGTACGCTCGCTCAATATCCCACGGGTCGCGATATCCTTTGCCCACATAGGCGGAGTTTTGCGCGACTGTTCCACCAGGTCCAAATGCAGACTTCTGCCCCTGGTTGTCAAGTGACTTATTGTCGGTTTTGTTCCAAGCCATAATTAATCAGAGCCCAGCAGATATCCGTATATTCCGCAATTTACACCTGCCACGATAAGGGCCAAAGGGGGCAATAAAAGACCTGCTCCAATGGCTGTAAGCAATACAAACAATACCATTAAAAGATGAGCGGAAAAGGAACGGGTTACGATGCGGTCTCTCTGGAGATGCGCCCTCAACCTGAGTAGTAATTTCGCGATGATTGTTTTCATATGATATGGTGCTTGTGTGCCTTGAAGTAGTTCACGAGATGCAATCTAATACATCTTGGGCCATTCGGAGTGGAAGATGACTGACTGGAATAAAGTTCTCCAATTTTTGGAGCCAAAACAACCATCGTTTTGCCCGGAAGAACCATCACTTACGCAAAAGGTTTTTCTCCGAACATATTCATTAGAGGCATTATTCGGAGGGGCCGCAGGCGGAGGAAAATCGTCGGCATTATTAATGTCAGCGTTGCAGTACGTTGACGTTCCTGGCTATTCTGCAATTATTTTCCGTCGTACATATGCCGACTTGGCTCTCCCGGGAGCCATCATGGACCGGTTCATTAATTGGATGTCCACCGTCGATGATGTTCGCTGGAACGCCAATAATTACACCGCAATATTCCCTTCTGGGGCACGACTTTCTTTCGGTTACCTCAATAACCAACAGGACTTCTTGCGTTACAAGGGTGCTGAATTCCAATTCATCGGTATGGACGAAGTGACCGAAATTAGGGAGTCTGACTACCGATACATGTTCTCTCGTCTACGTCGTCCGGCTTCGGGTCCGCTAGCCCAAGTCCCCCTCAGGATGCGCTCAGCCTGCAACCCTGCACCAAACTGGGTGCGCCAGAGATTCATCGTGGAGGGACAAAGCGAGGGTCGTATTTTCGTACCATCAAAATTGTCCGACAACCCCGGCATTGACGCGGATTCCTATCGCACGGCACTGCAGGCACTGGACCCACTTGAGCGTCGCCGCCTAGAAGAGGGTGACTGGTGGGCCACGACCCTCGGGTCAATGTTCCAACGAGAATCAATTGTGATTATCGACCAGACCGATATCCCCAAAATTACATCATCTGCCCGTGCTGTCAGGTTCTGGGACCTTGCCGCAACGGAACCATCTCATTCGAACCCCAATCCCGACTGGACCGTTGGTACATTAATGTTATTCGATGGCGGAATCGCTTATATCCTTGATGTGCGTCGGGCCCGGGTACGAGGCGAAAAAGTGGAGGAATTCATTGCTCAGACCGCTTACGAGGATGGACATGCCGTAGCAATCCGCATGGAGCAAGAACCAGGGTCGTCGGGCAAGGGGCTGGTTGACCAATATGCTCGGTACGTTCTTCCGGGGTTTGATTTTATGGGAATCAGGTCAACGGGCGATAAGGTGACGAGGGCGCGACCATTCGCGGCTGCTGTGGCTAACGGCAATGTCAGGTGCGTCCGTGGCCCCTGGCTCACTGATTGGCTTGACGAATTATCCACTTTCCCTGAAGCATGCGACCACGACGACCAGGTAGACTCTGCCGTCGGTGCATTTACACATCTTGCTGGTTTGGGGTTGCCCCAACGCAAGCGAGTGGGTATCATCGTCTGACACGCTTAATACGGAAGGGGTTCCAATGGATGCGCTAGAGCGCATTGCCGATATTCGGCAAATTTTGAGTAACTGCATTAATGATGTCGTGAATTCGCCGGATATGGAGGTCGGCGGAATCTGCGAGGTGTTGTACGCACTCCGTGAACTCAAGAAAGATTTGGGCCTCCTGGATGGCGAACTTGAGCAGGCGGCAATTGGAAGAATGGAAGAGAACATCATTTTCCTTCCCTCCGGTCAGCAGGTTGAGCGCCGAACAGGGGCAGATAGGAAAGCGTGGGACCACAAGGGCCTCGCAACAATCGTTGCCAACAGAATCTACGAGTCATCCATTGACATGGATACCGGCGAGGTTCTATTGTCACCAACGGAGATGATGGCAAAGATGCTTGATTACGCCGCACCGTCATATTGGCGAGTGGGTGAACTTGGGAAAATTGGCGTGTCGGCCGATTCGTATTGCGAAAAATCCGAAGGCAAAGTCAGCATCTCCATAACGTCAAAGAAGTAATAAAAAGGACCAATGATGGCAACGGCCAAGAAGCAAACCCAAACCGAAACGAATGGAGATAATGAAGTGGACAGCGAGCCAGTCGCAGCAACCAACTACCTACAGGAACGCATCGCGGAAGATGCTTTCTATTCCGAGAAGCGGGCTAAGGACGAACAAAGACGCAAAGAAGAACTACATCGTCTTCTCGTTGACCTGAGCGAACCGTTTCCCCCCGAGGTTGAGCGGGAATTGAGAAAGGGCGGAACATCCCTTACTTACATCCCCGTCAGTGAGGTGATTACTCGCCTGAATCGCTGCTTTGGGGTGACTGGATGGTCGTCGGAAATCATACGATGCGAGCGTGACCCACTTGACCCAGACTTCATTGTTGCTCACGTTCGGCTGAGCACTCACAGTGGCGATATATACCCGCATGTAACCAAGGATGGTTTTGGTGGGCAGAAAATCAAGCGCACAAAAGCAGGTGAAATTGTCGACCTTGGAGACGAGTTCAAGGGTGCTGTTTCTGACGCACTCAAAAAGGCTGCCCAACAATTCGGTGTTGCCCTGTATCTCGCTCGTTCCGACGAGGCACTTAGCATTGAGATTGAGCAAGATATGGCTCAATCACGCCCACAGATTGACCCCAAAGTCGTTGCACTCTGGGAGCAGTTCCGTACATTGAGTGGCACCTTCGGCGCTGAGGAAAAAGCACAGTTGGGTCAGTTCTGGAATGAGTACGCCAATGGGGCCCCCAAGCCAACACTGGAGACAGCAACGCCACAAATCCTCATGGCACTTATTGAGGAATGCACGAGGATTAGTTTCCCCGGCTCACAAGTAGTCGTTGAAGAATAATCCATGACCTCGTCAGATGGCTTTGGGAGTCCTCCATACACGCCTCCCCCATATCTGTCCCCGTCATCGATGGGGACGTTTCGGCAGTGCCCGCAGAAATTCAAGTTCAATAAAATTGATGGGATTCCTGACCGACCGAGCGAAGCAACACTCCTCGGAAACTTTGTCCATGAAATATTGGAGGAGTTCTATGCTCAGCCAATTGATGAGCGGTCGATTGCCTCAGCGAAAGTAATGGCTGCAGAGGTTTGGGCAAAATCAGAATGGGAAAAACGCATTGAGGGATTCGTAAAGCCCGAGCAACATCGCCGCTTTCGCTGGAGCGCATGGTGGTGCTTGGAAAATCTGTGGAAGATTGAGAATCCAAAGTCAATTGAACCAATCGGCATTGAACGCGAGGTCAATGGGCTGCTCGGTAGTGCGACCGTCAAGGGATTTATTGACAGGTACGAGCGCATTGATGATGGCTCAATATGCATTTCCGACTACAAGACAGGTAAGACACCAAGTAAGTCATGGGTTGCGGACAAGTTCGTTCAGTTACGAATCTATGCTGCCCTCATGTCGCAAGATGTTCCCGATGTTGGTCAACTCAAGTTGCTTTATCTGAAGGACGGTGTATCATTCTCCTACACGATTAACGAGGATAATAATCAAGAAATCATCAACTACGTAGATGAGACCTATGCAGGTGTCCAATCGGCGTGCCAAAGCGGGGACTTCCCATACGTCCGGTCACGGCTCTGCGACTTTTGTGCCTATAAATCAATATGTCCAGGATGGAAAAAATGACAGATGTAATTAGCGACGATGCTTTTGCGTACCTTGTTGCAGAGGAAGTAAAAAATAAACTTTCTCCGGCTCAACGAAATACCTTGCTTCAGCGTGAGAACTGGGACCGTTGGCAGCGGGCACTCGTTGCCCTAACGGAAAACCTGAAAGAACAGATTCAGCAGATAGCCGGAGCAGAGGCAGACGATGAACGTCGCTTCGAGGGTATGGGCAGCAAGCGAATGCAGAAGGAAATGCGTGGGGCATACGCTGACCGTCGCCTCCGTGTTGAAAGATTCCTGTTCCATGTAAACAAGCGCCTTGATGAAGTAACTAAGATGATTGAAACTGGGGTTGCCCCCGAGTCAAACCCCTGGGAAATGATTGATTTCTTCAAGCGTGCTATTTGTGAGCATCGCAAATTGATGGATAAGCACGACCTGGAGCCAACCCCCATTGATGAGGCTTTGTGGGCTGCACTATCCGACAAATGGCTGTTTGATAAGATAGACACATCCCTCCTATAGTAAGGATGTGCAGTGCGTAGGCGAAGCAAGAAGCGCGAAAAAGAATACGTCATACGCAGGGAAGTCGTGGAGCGACTCTTATCTGAACGTCCATATTGCGAAGCCTGCCCTAGATTTGCCAAATATGATGGGAAAGTTTCCTATGTACGGCGTGGAAGTGTAGATATCCACGAAATTGTTAGGCGTTCCCAGGGTGGTTCAATAATAGATGAACCAAATCTTTTGGCCGTCTGTCGTGAATGTCATAATCGCATAGGTCGGGAGCCCCAACTCGCCTTTGACCTTGGCTTAGCCAAGCATGGCTGGGAGCGAGACAGTTAAGTCTTCACAAATTTGGGGCAATTGTTCACTACGGGGGCGGCGCAATGTAGTAAAGTCTATTTGTCGTAACCCACACTAGACACGGAGACACAACATGAGTTCAGTCCTTACCCTCCAGATTCCTGGCACACTTGCAACTTCCAGCGAAGTGAAAGTTGTTGCTCCAGTTTCAGGAAAAATCACTGCTGCATACGTTGCAGTAACCACCGCCCCCGTTGGTAGCGCACTTACCGCCAACTTGCTCGTTGGCGCTAGCACTGCCGGTGCTTTCTCGGTTGCTGCTGCTGCCACCACCGACGAGGCCACCCTCACCGCAGCGAACTGCTCGTTCAACAAGGGCGACGTAATCACCCTCGACATCACTGCTGTCGGTTCCAGCACCGCTGGCGCTAATGCCGTCGCTTCGTTGGAGATTGAAGTCAACGCCGAAGAGACCACTCCAATCGCGATTGAACCAGACAACCGCTTCGGCGAACCAGCCTGATAGCGGCACCGTCTAGCGGTGCGACAAACGAATACCTTTAGGTACGCAGTTCCGTTACCTTAGGAGTCACTGACGGGAGGGAGACCTCCCGTCTTTGGCATTTCCTAGTGCTACTGTGCGTGAATGGTTCTCATGGGGCTCGACCTCTCTTTGACATCTACTGGAATCTCAATTGATGGGAACACGCAGGCCATAGTAAGCAAATTCAAGGAAACTAAACGCCTTGCAGACATCCGTGACCAGTTATCGCTTATCTTGGTTGAATCTGGGGTGCAGGGTGTTGTCGTTGAGGGTTACGCATTCGCTGCACGCAATTCCCAATCACACAAGATTGGCGAACTTGGTGGAGTGATTCGCCTACTACTCTACGAGATGATGATTCCTTTTGTCGATGTCCCACCTACCAGTAGAGCAAAATTTGCTACCGGTCGTGGCAATGCTGCAAAGACTGAAGTTATCTCTGCAGTTTCAGCAAGAACTGGTTTGATTTGGTCGGGCAAAAGTGCCGATGACGAATGTGATGCGTGGCTACTCGAAGAGATGGGCTTGCAAGCCATTGGGTCAGGCAAGTACCATTGGCCAGAAAACAATATGACCGCTCTCAAGAATGTTGACTGGTCGCCAATTAGGGAAGGTTTTGTACATGGGGCTTCGTGATAATCCAATTAGTCAGGTAGAGATTGAGTCAGAACTCCTCCGCCTTATAGACATGCTCGAGGAGGAGACTGAAGCATTTGAGAAACTTGCCGAGGATGCTGCAAAGAAGGAAGCCATCTACAAGGCTAATTGGGCAAAGGAATACCTCGCAGCAAAGGGCTCAATCAAAGAGCGCGAGGCATGGGCTGACTACAAGTTGGCCGACGAGCAATTTGATTACAAAATTTCAGAAGCCCTAGTTAAGTCCAAAAGGGAGAAACTACTCTCACTAAGGACTTCCATAGATGCAATGCGTACACTGAATGCCAACGTGCGTGCCCAGGTAATGCCCTAATGGCTTCACGCCGTGAACTTAACTGGCTAAAGTCATGTGTTCAGTTGGCTGCAACCTTTTCCACATGTTCAAAACGACAGTATTTCGCTGTTGTATTAATGCCAAATGGAAGGGTCG